GTCATGGCCGGTGGTGCATTCGACAGCCCGATCTCCTTGGTCGCATGGAAAGTCAACGGTTCGACCGTGACTCCGTTGAACCCAGCAACTGCATCGTTCTCGCCGACTGACATTGTGTTCAACTCAGGTATCGTTTCCGGTGACAATGTCTACTTGATCGCGAATGTCATCTTGACCGCACAGGAAGAGAAGACCAAGACTTTCGCGAACCAGATCGTCCAGACCACTGTCATGCCTGGCGCAGCAATCAACGACATTGTCCTCTTGGGCAAGGTCGACGTCGTGCGAATCAACAGCATCCACTTGTATGACACAAGTGCGCCGTCTGTTACAATCGAAGACATGACCAACCAGTACAGGCTCGACAATGGTATCACGGACGTTGCATACACTGAATCGAAGTTGATCCGTACCAAGGTTGGATCGACAACAATCCTCTCGACTCACCGTTTGGCTATCGATCTCGACTACTTGGCTCACACCGGCAACGAGGGCTACTTCACTATCGACTCATACTCGACTGTGATCAGCAACACAAGCTCTGGTATCACCTACGAAACTCTCCCGGTCTATACTGCATCGACTGGTGTCAAGTATCCGGTCGGATCGAGCATCGACTTCCGTCCAGACATCATCGGCTCGACCAACAATTCATTGCTCCCGGCAAATGAATCGACGGCCGTCTTCGACGTCTCGTATTACCTTTCACGCGCAGACTTGTTGCAGATCAACAAGGACGGCGCTCTGTACATGAAGAAGGGAACGCCTTCTGATACTCCGTATCTTCCACGACCAGATGCCGATGCAATGGCATTGTACGAAGTTTGGTTGACTCCGTACACATACACCCTGAAAGATGTCAGCACTCGTTATATCGACAACCGTCGTTACACGATGCGCGATATTGGTGCGCTCGAGAAGCGTATCGAAAATGTCGAGTACATCACGGTTCTGAATGTTGTCGAGAAGTCGGCAGCAGACATGGCCATCAAGGATGTCAATGGTCTCGACCGATTCAAGAACGGATTCATCGCAGACGACTTCCGCGACTTCCAGGCTGCTGACCTAGCGAACTCTGAGTTCAGAGCAGCTGCCGACCGTAACAAGCGCCAGCTTCGTCCACAGTTCAAGGCATCGAGCCGTAAGCTCAAGTACAACGCGGCTGCATCTTCTGGTGTTCAATTGCTCGGCAACGTGGCTGTCCGTCCGTTCACCGAAGTCGTTGAGATCACACAGCCGTACGCTACCAAGCACCTCAGTGTCAACCCGTATCTGCAGTACAACCAGCTCGGCCAGATGGTCTTGTCTCCGAACAACGACTTCTGGGCAGACGAGACCTTGGTTCCGCAGGTCATCACAGACGTTGACTCGGGTCTCACTCCGATCAACAACTTGACCGAGAACACGACTCAGACCACAACGACCACTACCCTACTCGCTTCAACTGACTGGGGTTCTTGGACCAACTGGAACCACACAATCGTCGGTGCTCCGCTCTACGTGCGCGGCAACGATTTGATTGCATACCAGAATGCCTTCGGTATCGTCCGTGATGGTATCAGTGTCAACACTCGTCAGCGTCAGACGACTGTCACTACAACGACAACCACTCCAGGCGTTGCGACCACCGTCGATTCGCGTACCGATACACACAACGGCGACACCGCTCTGAAAGATGTCAGACTGATCCCATATGTCAGAGAGACAACCGTCGAGTTCACCGTCACCAAGTTGAAGCCGAACACTCGTGTCTATGCTTTCTTCGATGGTCAGGCGGTAAGCGAGTTCTGCCGCAACACCAGCACCCAGATCACAACCGGAAACCTCAGCCAGACTGCGCAGTTGGTTGCCTATGGTTCACCGCTCATCACCGATTCGAATGGTGAAATTGGTGGCGAGTTCAAGATCCCAGGCGGACGTTTCTTTGTCGGCGACCGTAAGTTCGTCCTCACAGATGATTCGACCCTATCAGGTGATCCGGACGTCCAGACAACCTATGCCGAGGCCGTCTTCCATGCTGGTGGTATCGACATCACCAAGTCTGTAACGACTGTCCAGAATCCGCCGACTCCGACCAGCCCACCGGTTACTGACGTGACCGATCCGACTCCGGAAGTGATTCCGCCGACTCCGGTTACTACTCCGACACCGAACCCGGTTCCTCGTACATGCTTCCAGCCGGAAGACATCCAGCGCCAGGCAATGTGGAACCGTCGTTGCGCTTGCACCACGGGTCGTTCATGGCTATGCAGCGATCCGATCGCACAAGCATTCACTGTCACCACAGACATGTTCATCTCTGGATTCGATCTGTTCTTCAAGTCAGTCGACTTGGTCAGCGATCGTATCTTCGTTGAAGTCCGCAACATGGTCAACGGCTACCCGGGTACACAGCGCATCGCCGTTCGCAACTTCCTACCGGCTCAGATCGCACCGTATGTCAGCGACACTGGCCAGACTGCATTCAAGGTCCTCTTTGACGTGCCGGTCTTTGTTCAGTCGAACAACGATTATTGCGTTGTCATCGGTGGCGCATCCCCGAACACTCGTGTCTGGGTTGCTCACTTGGGTCAGGAAGATGTCTTCATCCCAGGCAAGATCGTCGAAACCCCAGCTCTATCGGGTGTCAGCTTCCGTTCGTTGAATGGAACAACCTGGAACGCCGAGCAGTTCGAACAGATCAAGTTCAATCTCTACCGTGCCAAGTTCACCGCAGGTACGATGAATGTCGTGTTCAACAACGACTCGACTGCAGACGACTTCGATCTCATCGAGAACCCGTTGCAGTTCGAGGCAGGTAGCAACAATGTTCGCGTCTACCACCCGAACCACGGTTTGGTTCCATTGGACAACGTCAAGCTGTCGTTGACAGATGGCGCAGTGTTCAATGTGTTGGCTGCTTCAATGCCGCCACAGGTCGGACAGTACTTCCACACCTCGACGGGTTCAGGTACCTTGACTTCGGTCACTCCGACAATGGTCACCAACGAATATGCCATCACCGTCAAGCACATGGCGGGCGTGTTCACTACAGGTCAGTCATACACTTGCGATTCATTGACCAAGTTCGTCCGTGATCCGTTCGTCCTAACGACCCTCGGTAGCTCACGTTCTAGCTCGATCATCTTGACCAGCAGCACGGGTACAGTTTCCCAGAACTCTTACGATACCAGATTCCCGAGTGGATTGGTTTCGGGTGTTCCGCTCAGCGAATTGATTGCGACCAAGCAGGTCTTTGCCGTCGACTCACAAGACACATTCATCATCCAGACAACGACTGCTGCCAACACAACTGGTCGCTTCGGTGGAACCGGTCTCAAGGTTGCACAAGGCAATGTCAAGTATGATGTGTTCAACGTCGCGGGTGTCTATGCACCGTACCGTTCAACAGAAGCCTGGACAATGGTCGGCATCGGTCACGGTGATCCGTGGTCGGTGTTCACCTCTGTCAACTACAACACGATGCCGGCCCTACCGTTCAAGCCACAGGAAGACCGCTTCCTCGGTCAGCCGTACAAGATCGCCGGTGCGCTCAACGAGACCAACAACTTGGCTCCGGGCGACAAGTCAATCACTGTCACTGGTTCGTTCACGACCGATTCTGATTACACCTCGCCGGTCATCAACCTCGACGCCTTCTCGATCTCTGTCATCGGTAACAGAGCAGAGTGGATGGACAAGACGGCAATGGATCAGCACCCGACCGGATCGACATTCTGGGTCGCTGAAGAAACCAATGTCGGCGGATCGGAGACCTACAAGTATGTCACACGCACTGTCAACCTGGCTAATCCCGCTGAAGATCTTCACATCTTCCTTGACGTCTACAAAGACCTCTACGCAGACTTTGACATCTTCGTCAAGGTCAAGCCGATCTACGCAACCGGCACGATTGACGACCAGCCATGGCTCAAGGCGACTGTGGACAAGAGCCGCTCAAGCTTCGACTTGACCGACTTCATCGAATACGAGGTGATTGCATCGCAACACGTCACAAGCTACATCGACCATGCTGTCACCTACCCGGCTTGGGCTGCTGAACCGTTCTCATCTCTGAAGGTGAAGTTGGTCGGCCGCACAAAGAATTCGGCCAAGCCGCCATTGTTCCGTTCTCTCCGAATCATCGCGGTGACCTGATATGATCAAAGTACAAGATTACAGCAACCTACGCAGAGCTGACGCCGGCATCATCAATGTCAGTTCCGACGAATACTTCCGTGCAAAGCAGCGCGCACGCGAACGTGATCGCCTAGGCAAGCTCGAAGAGGGTTATGTCCGCATGAGCTCCAAGATGGAAATGCTCGACACGAAATTCGACAGAATTATTGGCCTTCTGGAAAGCGCGCTAAATACTCAGTTGACATAATAGGTTAGGAACAACATGGGTAGCGCTCTCACAGCTCGAATCAAAACACGAGATGAACTGAAGGGTTACGCACTCCGTGCTCTAGGTGCTCCTGTCATCGTCATCAATGTCGAAGACACTCAGCTCGAAGATCGAATCGACGATGCCCTGGACATGTTCTGGGAGTATCACGCAGACGGCTCAGAACTCGTTTTCCTGAATCACGCGGTTACCCAGGACGATCTCGACAACAAGTATATCACCTTACCAGACGGCACGCTTTCTGTCGTCTCTGTAATGACGGCAGGTGATATGGCGAACGGAATCGCGAACACCAACAATCTGCAATACAAGATGTATTTCAGTGAACTACTCAGCGCATCCAAGATGACGGCAGGTGGCTTGAGTACCTGGTACATCACACAGTCCTACTTGACTCTGATGAACAACACGTTCGGCGGCCCGACTCGCTTGAACTACAACATGCACCACGGTCGTCTTGACCTCTTGGCAGACTGGCCACGTGTTCAACTCGGTGACTTCATTGCCGTCGAAGCATACCGCGCAATCAATCCAGAGAAGGTCGGACCAGTCTACAACGATCGCTGGCTCAAGAAGTATGTCACGGCACTATTCAAGAAGCAATGGGGTTCGAATCTCACCAAGTTCACAAACATTACTCTGCCCGGCGGAGTGACCTCGAATGGAGAACGCATCTCCGATGAAGCAGCCCAGCAGATCAAGGATCTCGAAGAAGAGTTGAGATCGGATTATGAACTGCCCGTCGATTTCTACATGGGGTGATTATGGAACGCACATTTGATGAAGTTCAAATTGCTAAGGTTTGTTATGCGGTCAATCGTACTTTTTGTCGTGCGTCCGAATCGTCTTGGGATGATATAGATCCGGCCACCCAGAGCGAGTACATCACAGCGATCAACTCATACCTGAGCAATCCAAATCTGACGCCAGAGACTGTCCACGACACGTGGGTAGAATTCATGGTCGATTCCGGTTGGAGTCCCGGTGCTTTCATTGATCCAGACGACAAGACCCACCCGAATCTCGTTTCGTACACCGACCTACCATTCACCGAACGTCTGAAGGATGAAATCTTCATGACCGTTGTTCGGACAATGAAAGATCTCTGATATGCCAGTCAACCCGTATTTCCAGAATGTCTCGAACAGGTCCGAACAAGACCTCATGGAGTCGCAGGTTATCGAAGTCATACAAATGTATGGAGCCGAGGCTCTGTACATTCCGCGTGAGAACTTCGAGCTCGATCCGATCTTGAAGGAACCGAAGAAGACCGTCTTCAAGCGCTCCTTCCCGATTGAAGTGCTCCTACCTGACTATACTGAACTCGGTACCGACTTGAACATCATGTCAAGGTTCGGTTTCAGAACACAACAGACCACAACCATCCTCTTCTCAAAGAAACGCTTCCTTGAGCTTGGAACAGGCAGGATCCGTCCAAAGGAATCCGATCTGATCTATATCGGCGATCCAGAGAATCCGGAACGATCGTTCTTGAATGCCTTCTGGGAAGTCAATTACGTTGACCACGACAAACCGTCTTGGCAGCTAGGCCGTGAGTTCACCTTCAAGCTGACCTGTGAATTGTTCAATGCTTCCTACGAGAAGTTCCAGACTGCTGTTCCTGGCTTGGATCAGATGAATGCAGACAATGCATTCGAAGTCGCCACAGGTATCAATTCGGATGTGGGCGAAGCCAAGCAAGATCTCCTCAAGTTCGACAGACAGAATCCATTCGCGGAACTTTGATCCATGGCACGTGCATACTTCTATCACGAAACTATCAAGAAGCTGATCGTAGCCTTTGCGTCTATGTTTGACGAGATCCAGATTCAACTCGACGACGGACGCTTCATCACAGTTCCTCTGACGTTCTCGCAACGTGAGAAGTTCATTGATGATATGAACAAAGGTGTCGAGATGGATATCGACGGTTCAAACTTCAACACACAATTCCCGAAGATGGGTTTCGAGTTCTCTGGTCTCAACTTTGCACCAGAACGTCATACCAATCCCTTGAACACAATCGAAGGAACAGACTCGACCGGAAACGAGATCTCGATGTACAATCGAATCCCTTACGATCTTCAGTTCGCTCTGATTGTTGGTACACGCAAACTCGAAGACTCTCTGAAGATTGTAGAGCAGATCATTCCGTTCTATACACCGGAACTTGTCTTGACGATCAAGGACTTGAACGAATTCGAATATGAGACGAACGTTCCGTTCATCTTGAACTCCGTGTCATCGAACATCGAATATGAAGGTTCATACGAGACCCAGAGAGCTATCACATGGGAACTTCAGTTCACCGCGAAGTGCTACTTCTATCCAGACGTCAAGTCCGGCTTGACTATCCGTCAGACCATCATGAACCTGACGAATGAGGATTACACACAGAAGTTCTTCAAGTTGACATCAACAGTCGATCCGTTCCTAGCGAACAAGACAGATACGTATACCGTTGTCGACGTAGCAGAAGAGACCGAATCGTGACACAAGAACTTGACAGCATTTCTCAGGCTCTAGATGCAGCAACTCCGATGGCCTTGGTTCCAAGACCAGAAGTTGAGATGCATCCAGATGTGACAGAAGATTTCACGTCTGCTCGAGAGAACATGCACGAGATGATCAAGCAGACCATGGAAGCCCTACCTGGTATGTTCAGTCTCATGAGAGAGGCACAATCGGATAAGATGTACCAAGCAGGTGCATCCCTTTTGAAGGTAGCAGCTGAACTACAAAATCAACTCGTTACGATGTCTCGTGAACAGCATGTTCGAAAGGAATCGAAGAACGATCCGCCACATGCACCGACCATTCATCAGACAGCCGTCTTTATCGGATCCACAGAAGACTACCTCAGGCAGAAAGCCGAAGAGGCCAAGATTGTTTCAGAACAATGAGCTCATAGCTAGCCATTGATTTCATCTGGTACATCAAGCAATCTGTTGAATCTCACTTCGTTCGCTTCAAGCTCATTCTGTAGACTTCGTCTACATCAATCGCTGCTACCCTTCCTGTCGATCGTTATCGAGCAGTCATAGTTTGGCCGAGCGGGCACAAACTACATGAATCGACTTCAGAGTAATTCCTTTCATCAAGGAACAGGATGTGGGATTGCGGTACACCCGTCGCTCTGCGTTTGGTCTATGAAACAGACAATCCGCCATATCAATGAAGCAAGTCAGGCCTCAAAGATAACACCCGTAGCTCTAAGAAGCTTCTCGGGTCGCTCTGACCATCATGACGATGGTCTTTCTTCCTGGTAAATATCTTGGGTATAAGATACGTCGCGACTACTTGTAGCCGACGGCTGCCCCGTTCTTGTTGTGACCAGTACTACTTTCTGAGTATATACTCATATAGGGTAGAATCTACCGCATTGGGATACAATTTCTAAATGAAGTACAAAGATGGACGCAATCGGCGCGATTGCTACAATGGCAACATCAATCTCAAGAACGCAGGGGTCAATCTCCGACTTGAACAATGGCAACTCGACGAGATTGATAAGTGTCGTGAGGATCACCAGTACTTCATAGAAACGTACTGCAAGATCATCGACCTCGACAAAGGTCTGGTCAACTTCAAGATGTTCGACTTCCAGAAGCGAGCAATCCAGAAGCTGATCGACAATCGATTCTCGATCTGGAAATGGCCACGTCAGTCCGGTAAGTCCGTCTCGGTTGCCTCGATTCTTCTCTGGTACGCACTCTTCAACTTCGACTTCACGATCGCTATCCTGGCCCACAAGGCAGCACAGGCACGTGAAATCATGGCTCGTATCCAACGTATGTATGAGGAGCTTCCGTGGTGGATGCAGCCGGGTGTCAAGACATGGAACAAGGGTAACGTACTCCTAGGCAACCACTCTGAAATCTTCACCTCTGCAACGACCGGCAGCGGCGTCCGTGGTCGCACAATCTCCGTCCTCTATCTAGACGAATTCGCGTTCGTTGAGAACGACGTCGAGTTCTATACTGGTACGTATCCCGTAGTCACCTCAGGTACATCGACCAAGATCTTCATCACCTCGACTCCGAATGGTATGAATCTGTTCTACAAGCTCTGGACAGATGCGATCAACAAGAAGAACGAGTATGTGACCGACGAGGCACATTGGTACGAGCACCCGAAGCGCGACGAAGCCTGGAAAGACCAGCAACTTCGAAACATGTCAGAGCGCCAATTCAATCAGGAATTCTTGACAGAGTTCCTCGGCAGTTCGGACACACTCATATCTGGTGCCAAACTCCAGCAACTCGCGTTTGCGGAACCATACAAGACTCTCGGAGACAACCGAGACTTCAAGATCTATGCAGAACCGGTCAAAGGAAACTCATACGTTATCACTGTCGACGTCTCAGAAGGCGTGGGTCGAGATTACTCTGTCTGTACTGTCATCGACTGCACGGCTCCTCCGTTCACACAGGTCGCCATGTTGAGATCCAATATCATGGATCCGTTGCTCTTGGCAGATCTCGTGAACAAGACCGGCAAGGAATACAACGAAGCTCTGGTCATTGTCGAGACGAACAGCGTCGGTAAGCAGTGCGTCGACGCACTCTGGATCGACTACGAATACGAGAACGTCTTGATCTCGAGAACTCAGCGAGCCGAAAACGTGATCAAGGGTGGCAACATCAAGCAAATTGAGTACGGTGTTCGAACCACAAAGCGCACGAAACTCCTTGGTTGCTCATCTCTGAAGAGTCTGATCGAGTCGGATCAGCTCAAAGTCCAAGACTTCGACACGATTGTCGAGCTTTCGAGCTTCGTGAAGCGCAACAACAGCTACCAGGCCTCGGATGGTAAGACAGATGACATCGTCATGACGCTTGTGATGTTCGGCTGGTTTGCATCACAGCCATACTTCCATGAGATGGTCGACGTCAATGTCCGCCGCCTCGTCCATGACAATCTACTCCACCAGGATGAGTATTCTGTGCCGTTTGGATTCCTTGACGATGGCACGGATGACAGTGAATTCATACAATATCCGTCGTCGATGTTCTGAGTGCCAAACTTAAATACAACAGAAGATCTATTACAAACCGATTCATCCAGGAGTACAACATGGCACAATCTACCAATTCTAGTGTCGCGGTCGATTTCCAAGAAGTTGACCTGACTAGTATCATTGGCACTGCAGGTGCTTCTGGTGGTGCTTTTGCAGGTAATTTCGTTTGGGGTCCAGCCGGCGAGATCGTGACCTTGTCCGATCCGCGCGAGCTAGAAGATCAGCTTGGCAAGCCAAACAATGTCAACTACGCTGATTGGTTCTCGGCTTTCAACTTCTTGTCGTACACCGGCAACCTGAAGGTCGTCCGCGCAATCGACGAAGATGCTATCAACGCATGCAACGGCGGCGTCAGTGGTCTGCTCATCAAGAACAAGCAGCACTTCGACATCGTCAAGGATTCGAGCACTCCAGTCAAGTTCGCAGCTCGTTACCCGGGTGCATTGGGTAACTCGATCTCTGTTCACATTGCAGACGCCAGCACATTCTCTGGTTGGTACTATGCCAACGAGTTCGAAGCTGCTCCGGGTACATCGGAGTTCGCAGCTTCTGTTGGTGCCGAGAATGACGAGATGCATATCATCGTTATCGACCGTCTTGGCAAGTTCACCGGTGTTGCTGGTGCAGTCCTCAAGCGCTACCCGTTCGTGTCGAAGGCATCGAACTCGAAGGACATCAACAACGCGCCGAACTACTACATGAATGTCATCAACCGCGACTCGGCTCACATCTGGGCTGTCAAGGTTATGACAGGTCTGGCTGATCACACCTACGCAGATGGTGTCACTGGCACTGTCATCGGTGCTTCCGGTGGTGCAGGTTACACCGAAGCTCCGACCGTTACCTTTGGCGCTCCGCCGTCTGGTGGTCGCCGCGCAACGGGTGAGGCAGTTCTCGTTTCTGGTTCGGTCGACAGCATCACAATCACCGATCCGGGTCACGGCTACATCTCCGCTCCGGCAGTCACTCTTGCAGGTGGTGGTTTCACGACCGCAGCAACGGCTACTTCGACCATCGGCTCTGTCACTCCGACCGGCGCAGCATGGGGAACCGAGCTCGTCCAGGATGGCGTTGGCGTGATCTTCAAGGATCTCGCAGCTCCGTTCAACGCTCCGTTGGCCAATGGTGCAGACAGCACCACGGTTGGCGCACAGGAGTTGATCACCGCTCTTGAACTGTTCCAGAACCAGGAAGAAGTCGACGTCTCGTTGATTTTCTCTGGTCCAGCTGGCGGCGAAGACAACCACACCGTGGTCAATCAGTGGATCATCGACAACCTCGCAGAACAGCGCAAGGACTTGGTCGCTTTCCTCAGCCCGAAACAGTCCGACGTCATGAACAAGACGCAGGGCGATGCAGTCTCGGCTATCATTGCAACACGCAACTTGATCGGTCGCTCTACCTCGTTCGCAGTCATGGACTCTGGTTGGAAGTTCCAGTACGACGTTTACAACGACGTCTACCGTTGGGTTCCGCTCAACGCAGACATCGCAGGTCTCTGCGCATTGGTCGACAACACGACCGATCCGTGGGTCAGCCCGGGTGGTTACACTCGTGGTCGCTTGCGCAACGTCGTTTCGTTGGCGTTCAACCCGAACAAGACAAGCCGTGATGCGATCTACAAGGTCGGTATCAACCCGGTTGTCACTTTCAACACGGACGGCACAGTGTTGTACGGCGACAAGACCTTGCTCGGTAAGAACTCAGCGTTCACCCAGATCGGTGTTCGTCGCTTGTTCATCCTCCTACGCAAGACGATCAGTGCGGCTGCAAAGGCATTCTTGTTCGAGACCAACAACAGCTTCGCTCAGGCAGCTTTCGTAACCCTCGTGTCGCCGTTCTTGCAAGAGATCAAGGGTCGTGGCGGTATGGACGATTTCAAGGTCCGTTGCGATGTTTCAAATAACGGTCCGCAGGTCGTGATGGCTCGTCAGTTCGTTGGCGACGTGTTCGTCAAGCCGAACTACTCGATCAACTACGTGAAGCTGAACGCAATCGCTGTCCGTCAAGACGTGGCTTTCGAAGAGTTCGTTGGTATCAACTTCTAAAAAGAGCTTAAATATCAAAGGATCCGGTATAGGTTGAGTCCTGGGGGATTCAACCATTACCACTAAGGAGTATCACAAATGACCGCAGATGTTATGAGTTTCTTGGCCCAGTTCCGTGGCGGCGGCGCTCGCCCGAACCGCTACAGAGTTGAGATCGCGTTTCCAAACTTCGTCAGCAACGCACTGAGAACATCTGAGAAGATTTCTTTTACGTGCATCGCTGCCTCGATCCCAGAGTCCACCATCGGTATTGTTGAAATCCCGTTCATGGGTCGCCCTGTCAAGGTTCCAGGTGACAAGACGTTCAATGACTGGCAAGTCAACATTCTTATCGACAACGACTTCCTCGGTCGCAAGGCATTCGAAGAGTGGCACAATGGTATCCTCGGATTCCATTCCAATGTCACGACACCAGATCGCGTGAACCCGATCAACGTCTTTGCCTCGGCACAGATTTTCACCCTTGACCGTGCAGACCAGATCACCAATCGTTACAAGATTGATGCAATGTTCCCGACCGCGGTAGGTGAGATTCAGTTGTCATACAGTGAAAATGATACCGTGATGCAGCAGTCGGTCTCTTTCGCGATCAACGGATGGTCGTCAGACTTCACTGACTAAACATCCGGCTACACTATGGAGCCTTGATGGAACTGTTTAGTCCTTACAAACTCAAGAGTCGAGCAGAAGAGCAGTCTCCACAAGAGCTGCTCACTTTCAACCTCGATAAAGAGACAACGTCCGAGCGCGTTCTATCCGATATGCACTTTCGTGGTGCAGCGGGTGGCGGCGTCGCATCTGTTCCCTTCGAACTATCACAGACACCTGCTGATGAACTCGCACTCATCGGCAGCTATCGTGATCTCGCCGCTGCGGCTGAAGTCGACGAAGCTCTCCAAGAGATTCGAAACGAAATCCTCATCTTTGACGTGCCCGAAAAGAAGGCCATCGAGATCGATTTCAAAGAGGAAACCGAAATCTCTGAAGGCATTCGAAAGAAGATCGCCGAGGAGTACGACTATCTGTATGAGTTGATTGACTTCGACTCAAAGGGCATTCAGTGGTTTGACGACTGGTATGTCGATGCCAAACTCTATCTCCACAAGATCATCGACAAGAAGAAGCCGAAGCTCGGCATCCAGAAGGTATCGGTTATCGATCCTCTGAAGATCCGTCTCGTCCGCATCCTCCCGATGCCGAACCCGACTGACGGCACCTATGACATGACCAAGGTGCGCGAAGTCTTCATCTACAGCGCATTCGATCCACGTGCCTATCCACTTGGCCAGACGATTCAGTTGAACTACGGAGTCCAGATTCAAGGTCTCCAGATCGACAAGGATCAGATCACCTACATCAATTCCGGCAAGTTTGACCGTAATCTCGGGCAATACGTCGGCTACTTGAAGAAAGCGATCGTCCCATACAACAACCTGAAAATGATGGAAGAGGCAATGGTCATCTTCCGCATCGTCCGTGCACCGGCTCGTCGTGCATTCTACGTCGACGTCTCTGGTCTCCAGAAGAACAAGGCCGAAGCCTACATGAAGGACCTGATGGGTAAGTTCAGGTCGAAGATGGTCTACGACACCAAGACTGGTACCTTGGCCGACAAGCGCTCTGTTCTTTCCATGATGGAAGACTACTGGTTGCCGCGCCGCAACGGTGAACGTGGTACAGAAGTCCAGACGATCGAAGGCCAGCAGTCACAAGACATTCTCGAAGAAGTTACATATCTGCGCGACAAACTCTGGCGCGCACTCGGCGTTCCAAGAAGTCGCTTCGGCGATCAACCACAAACCTTCCAGTTCGGTAAGGGTATTGAGATTCAGCGCGACGAATATCGTTTCGCCAAATACTTACAACTCTTGCGTTCGCGTTTCGTGGTCTTCTTGGAAGATTTGCTCAGAACCCAACTGATCCTGAAGAACATCATCACGGCGTCTGATTGGGATGAGATCAAGGGATCGCTCGCCTGGCAGTACACAGAGGACAATGCCTTTGTCGAGTACAAAGAGGCAGAGATCTTAAATAATCGAGTAGACGTTCTCACTCGTGTGGATCCACTCATCGGCAAGTACTACTCAAGAGAAACCATCATGAAGACGGTCTTGAGAATGACGGACGAAGATATCCAGAACGAGCGCAAGAGAATGGATAAGGAACGCGACGAACTCCCTGATCTCAAGATCAAGGCCGCAGTAGAAGAGCAGGAACTAAATCAATGACACTATCGCTAGATAACCTGAATGCTCTAGACTTTGGACGCAAGTTCAAAGATATGCTGGCATTGCGCCTTGACGAAGCCATCCAGAACTCTCCGTTGCTCGAATACGAAGGCCGTCAGGCTTTGGAACTCGACGACAATGATATGACGAATCCAGAAGAGATGAAGGTCGTCGCCGACTTGAACGCACTGTCCAAGGTTTCGGGTGGTGACAATGGCACCTATGAGAATGGTTGCCTCAATGTCACGTTCACGAACAAGTTGGCAGTTATCAATTTCTGCGATCAACTCGAAGCCAACGACAATGTCTTGACCTACGACATCGAAGCCTATTCAGAGCATCGTCCGGAAGGCTATGTCGACGACACCACAATCGACCTCGACAAGATCGAATTCGATTACGACTTTGTCTATGACGTGTTCATCTATCTCCAACCGTACCTGGTCACATATGACTCGCCGGAAGTGGAAGTGGACGAAGATTTCGAAGCACCGCTCAACGAAGAAGATTCGGTGGAAGATGCCACCATGCTTGAAGTGACCCGCAAGGTGAAGGTCAATTTCCGCGGCAAGAAGCGCATCAAAATGCAGTGCGCTCCTGGATACAAGTGGTACCCGGAAGGTAAGGTATGCCAGAAGATCACCGGTGCAGAGGTTGCGACGATGCGCAAGGCGCTACGTCAAGCAGTCCGCACCCGTAGAGCCAAGGGCCAGTCGTTCAAAGTTCGAATCGCTCGCAAGAGCAAGAAGGCGATGCGTTACCGCAAGGGTCTCGGACTATGATGTCATTCGAAGAATTTGCGATGCTTGAGAACTATCGTGCTGGCGCTTTCAAGAGCGGCTACGATGTCATGCAGCATAAGCAAGAAGAACACGCACATCGTCAAGAGTATGAGAAGCACTCGGCAGCGGCCCGTGAAAAAGGTCTCCCAGCCAGTGAAGCTCAAGCTCATGCAAACAAAGCTCACAATCATCACATGATGAGTGAGCACCATCGCTCTGCGGCCGAACATCTACAACACTATCACGAGTCTCTCATGAGAATCGAGAAGAAAAAGAAGGACCTGAAATGAAATCGTTCGAAGAGTTCATGAAAGAAGACTGGAAGCCCGGCGAACATTTCAAGCAGGGTGAACACTACGGTACGGTCACCAAGGTAGGCAAGCGCGACGTGCATTTCAAGCACGAGAGCGGCCACGACGACAAGTTCAATGCCAATCACGAGGCAAACTCGAGATACTCACGCAAAGAAAAGATCGATGTGACTCCGGCTGAGCACAAGTCGAACCTCGAATCTGCACACAAAGAAGTCGCCGAGAAAGGTCTCCAACCTGTTCGCAAGTGGGGCGGCCATGAATCGACCTACCACGATGGTCACAAGGTCGTTGCCAAGATCCACCATGGCACTGGTAAGCTCGAACCACACGGTTCACACGAGATGGACCACGAGGCTCATACAGCAGTCAAGAAGACTTCGACTTCTGAAGAAGCTCGTGGCCTACAGAAGAAACACGATGAAGCTGCAGAGATGCACAAGAAGCTTTCGTATTCATCTGATCACAAGCCAGTCGAAGAGCATCACAAAGAACTCGCCAAGGGTCATGAGGCCAAGGCAAAAGAATATGGTAATCACGCTGTCGATCATTACAAGAGAGAGAATGAGTCGAAGGGCGTTCATCATCTCGACCACGCTGTGACAAGCGGTCACGGTGGCTCTACCTGGTCTTCTCAACAGGAAGAGCACGCAAAGGCTCATCACGAGGCAGCCGATTTCCATAAGGCAGAAGCCAAGAAGGCTTGGTCAGGTCCGAACCCAGACAAAGCGAAAGCTGATCATCACGAAGATATGGCAAACAAGCACACCGATCGTGCCCATGCCCACGAAGCATTCCACCACGCCAATCATCTACTCGAACATGCCAAGAAGCACCTCGAGAACCATTTGAAGAAAGACTACTGGTCAAGAGATTAAGTTATGGAAATTCTAGTCGAACGCATTGACGACATCAAGAACGAAATCCTCTACGAGGAAGTCGAAGTTGCTGGCAAGGTCACTCGCCAAAAGAAATACATCCTAGAGGGTGTATCCATCCAGACTGAGATCAAGAATCGCAACGGTCGTGTTTATCCGAAGGCTCTGGTCAACCCAGAGATCGAGCGCTACATCCGCGAGGATATGGCCCTTGGTCGTTCGGTTGGTCACTTGAACCATCCGCCGACAGATCCACGTAACGACTACAAAGAAGTCTCGCACAAGTTCGTCTCGCTTCTCGAGAACGGCAACGACTGGATCGCTCGCGCCGAAGTCACCACAGGCACACCGAACGGTGGCATCGTGGCTGGCCTCATGGATGCTGGCGTCCAGATGGGTATCAGCACCCGTTCGCTTGGCAAGACCAAGCTCTACGAAAGCCGTGGTGAGTCCACCCGTGTCGTCCAGACATTCAAACTCATCAGCCCAGGAGACATCGTCTCTGATCCAAGCGCACCAGATGCATATCTGACTGCCTTGATGGAGAACAAGGAATGGGTCTGGGAGAACGGTCTTCTCGTTGAACACGAGAAAGAAATCAAACAAGATATAAATACACTTGTGAAAACCAGAAAGTTAGATGATGAGATGATGCTGGAACTGTTCCAACGTCTCATCAAATTACACACCGGAGCTAAACAGCTATGAACGAAGAATTGAAGGCTCTCCAAGAAGAGTTTGGTCTCTCTGAGGAAGGCATCACCAAGTTGAACGAAATGGTTCAAGGTTTGGTTGACGCCCACAAGGTAGAAATCGAGACTCTCAAAGAAGAAACCAAGACTTGGGGCGATGCTCTGATTCTCGAAATGACGGAAAAAGGTCAGGCCTACGGCGACGGTATCAAAGCCGAGTTGACCGCCAAGCTCGATCAGTACACCGATTACGTGGCTGAAGAGTTCATCAAAGAGAACAAAGAGCAGCTCGTCAAGACCGATGAGTATGCCCGCATGAAGGGTGCATTCGATATGATCAAGGAAGCGTTCGAGTCGAACGGCTTCTCGGTCAATGAAGATGCACGCTTGACCGAAATGACCACCAAGCTCCAAGAGTCCGTTGCAGCTTACGAAAAGATCTTCGGCGAGCTAGAGGCCAACAAGACCTTGCTCGAAAACCAGTCACGTGAATTGTTCTTCTTGAACAAGACTCGCAACTTGGCAGACACCCAGGTCGAGAAGGTTCGCCAGCTCATGGAAGCCGTTACCTTTGACAGCAAGGACGAGTTCGAAGCAGGCGTCACCATGATGCTCGAACAGGTCAAGGAACCGGCCGACAAGGGTGCAGAAGAAATGCTCAACGAACAGGTCGATGCCAAGGCAGCGGCTGCAGCTCTGAAGCAGACTGAGGACACAGGCAAGTACGTAAGTGCTCTGCGCGTCCTTAGTAAGAAATAAGTCAAAACATAAATACCAGTAATCCGATTCATTTATTAGAGAGATCTAGGAGAACACAATGTCTCATGAAACTGAACAAACCCTTCTGGAGAAGTGGGAACCTGTTCTGAACGAAGCGTCCGCTGACGAGATCAAGGATCCGCATCGCCGCAAGGTTACCGCAGTTCTCCTGGAGAATACCGAAAAGTACTTGCCGGAAGCCGTCTCGGTTGCTGGCTCGATTGGCTCTGGCCCGCTCCAAGGTTGGGACCCGGTCTTGGTGAGCATGGTTCGCCGTATGGCTCCGAAGCTCATCGCGTATGACTTCCTCGGCGTGCAGCCGATGACCATGCCGACTGGCTTGCTGTTCTGCTTGCGCGCTACTTCGGCCGGTACGCCGCCGAACACCGCTCCGCAGGGTGGTGCAGAAATCTTGGCAATCAATGAAGCTGACACTGGTTACAGCGGTACTGGTACCCATGCCGGCAACAACCCGTTCTCTGGTACGTACACCACTGGTGTAGGCAAGGCTCGTGAAGTCGGTGAAACCGACCCGTGGGCATCTGTCGGTATCAAGATCGACAAGGCAAGCATTGCTGCTGGTACCCGCCAGTTGCGTGCCGACTACAGCATCGAACTCGCGCAGGACTTGAAGCGTGTTCATGGCTTGGACGCTGAAGGCGAAATGATCAACGTGTTGACCAACGAATTGGTCGCCGAACTCAACCGTGAAGTGGTCCGTACGACCTTCAAGGCTGCTAAGGTCGGTGCACAGTTTGCTTCAACCCCAGGTACCTTCGACTTGACTGCTGACGCAGACGGTCGTTGGAGTGCAGAACGCTTCAAGGGTCTATGGTTCGCTATCGAACGTGATGCGAACAAGATCGCCCTCGAAAGCCGTCGTGGTAAGGGTAACTTCTTGATCGTCAGCTCTGACGTGGCTTCGGCCTTGGCAATGGCAGGCATCTTGGATTACGCTCCGGTCTTGGCTGGCATGACCAGCTTGGATGTCGACGCTACTGGTGCAACCTATGCTGGTACGGCTGGACGCTTCAAGGTCTATGTCGACCCGTATCTCGGTGCCGATGGTTATTTGGTCGGTTACAAAGGTGCTTCGAGCTGGGACGCAGGCATTTACTACGCTCCGTACATCCCGTTGGAATTGTTCCGTGCAACGGATCCGTCGAACTTCTCAAGCGCGATTGGCTTCAAGTCGCGTTACGCGATCGCGGAAAACCCGTTCGTCGGCAACAGCACGAACGTTGGCGCAGGTGTGAACTTCTACTACCGCAAGGCAGCTGTCAGCAATATCCTGTAATAGGGATATCGACAGAGTTCAAAGAACAAGGAAGCCCGACTTCGGTTGGGCTTCTTTTTGAGTGGTTGACAATCGATGTCTGATGTCTTATACTTCGTCGGCGAAATGTCATGCCGTACAGACATTAGAAACAATATCGCAACCCACTAGGTATTGTAGGGATCACCCTATACAATACAGTGTGAACAATCGTGAGGACAATTGACTATGTATAAAGTGATCGGAATTGCTGGCCCTGCAGGATCAGGAAAAGACACCGCGGCCGGATTCGTCCAGACCAAACTCGCTCGACACACGTCCTATTCATTCGCTCGTCCGTTGAAAGAGGCCGTCAAGGTCCTGTTCGGATGGGATCAGAAATTCATCGACAATCGAGACACCAAAGAGACCGTGGATCCGTTCTGGGGTTTCAGCCCGCGTCAAGCCATGCAGTGGCTGGGAACCGAATACGGCCGCGAACTCTGTGGTCAAGATGTCTGGATCAAAGCGGCCGATAAATACCTCGAGACGGTAACCGGGGCACAGACACCGACGTTCGAAGATGTTCCGGGTATCGGCTTCGTGGAAATGGAAGTTCTTCCGGCTCTTGGCCTGATCGTTTCCGATGTACGATTCGAGAACGAAGCGTCTTGGGTACGAAAGAACGGTGGTCTCGTCATTCATCTGCGTCGCGAAGAAGCTGATGAAGTCGCTGCTCACAAATCAGAAGCCGGCGTCGGCATCCACCCAGACGATGCATTCATCAACAACAACGAAGGCGTCGACGTTCTCTATGAGAAGCTCGAAGCTATCCTGGCAGGTCAGTCGAAGGGCGATAAGCCAGTAGGCGTGACAGATCCAGGAGACTTGGCATTCATGGTGACGAATGCACAGCCTGCCAAGAAGACTCTCTGGCAGCGATTCAAGTCGTGGTGCTGGGAATTAGTACTACTAATCAGTTACACTTGAGGTAACGCATGACATCCAAACAGATCAATCGCAATCCCGCCCTGGGAACCAGCTTCAAGATGGAGATTCCGGGGTTGGAGGAGTTCAACTACTTTGTCCAGACCTCGGAGCTTCCAGGTCTGACGGCAATGGGTGTCGATACTCCGTTCCAGAAGATCAACTTCAGCGTGCCGAGCAATCGACTTGAATATGATCCCTTGAACGTCGTCCTCTTGGTTGATGAAGACTTCAAGAACTATGAGTCTATCAAGAACTGGATGGACCGAATCAATGACACCGAGCCGGTCGTGAATGAGATGAAGCACTTGAATCTTATCATCACGAACTCGAACAAGCGCGCCATCGTCACTATCAGATTCCTCTATGCCTATCCGACGCAGATCACATCTCTGCAGTTTGAGTCGTCAATCGGTGATGCCGTGAACCTGACCTGTCCGATGACATTCCGATATCAGAAGTTCGAATTCATACGAATGGCCCAATGAGACTAGAAGATATTCATTCGGAGATCAAATCCGATTCTGTGATAGATAATGCTCAGCTGGACACGGAGTCCCTCCGGATTCCGATGGTTCACGCCAAGTATTATCGACTCTTCACGGACGAACTGCGACTTCTCAAAGGACTCGAGAAAGAGTATGCCATCCTGAAGAAGGACACTGTCCATTACTACATGGGCAAGGCTGCTGATGCCGTCTACAAGGCGCGGCCACTTGACTTCAAGGTCCTGCGTGGTGATGTCGATCTTTACTTGAACTCTGATCCAGAGCTCAGTGCTCTGAAGGGCAAGGTTGAGATCCAGACGATGAAATGCGAATTGCTCGAGAACTTCATCAAGACGTTGAACGCAAGGAACTTCTTGATCAAGAATGCGATTGATTTCAGGAAATTCTTGAATGGAAGCTAATGTCAGGATCCATTATGTCAACGAACTGAAGTGTCGAATAGAGTGCGATCAATCAATCGCATACGAGCTCTATGAAGAGTTCGGATTCTATGTCGACGGTTACAAGTTCTCCCCAAAATTCAAGGCAGGAATCTGGGACGGTAAGCTGCGTCTCTTCTATCTGAAGACACGACAGTTGTTTGTAGGCCTGCTTCCGAAACTGGTAGACTTCTGCCAGAAGTCAGGATACACAATCGAGTTCGCCAACAAAGCCGACTTCAAGAAGAATCGCATCTATGATGCTGCTCTGGTTGAAGCGATCTATGACACTGGCAAGTTCGTTCCGAAGTGGTACCAGGTGGACGCCGTCGAAGCGATCTTGAAGCACCAGAAGATCATGATCCTCTCGCCGACAGCGAGTGGCAAGTCGTATATCACGTATCTCGTCTGTCGATACCTCTTGGAGCATTCAGAACACAATGTGGTGATCTCGGTGCCGACGACCTCTCTGGTCGAGCAGCTCTACACAGACTTCCAAGACTATGTCGCCGACGACTTTGTTGTTGAGGACAACGTCCACAAAATCTATGGTGGCAAAGAGAAGTTCACGAACAAGCGGATAACCATCAGCACATGGCAGTCGCTCATGAACCAGACACCAGAATGGTTCACTCACTATGGTGCCTACATCTGTGACGAGGCCCACCAGGCAGACGCCAAGGTCATTTCAGGAATCATCGACAAGCTGGCCCATGCTCCTTTCAGAGTTGGTTTGACGGGAACACTCAGAGGATCAAAGCTTCACGAACTCGACATGCAAGCCAAGTTCGGCGCTATCCAAAGAGTAGCGACGACCAAAGACCTCCAGGACAGCGGAGACCTAGCAGGCCTTGATATCGAAGTCCGACAGTTCAAGTATTCGGATGCAGAGATCGATATGGTCAAGCATCTCGAATACCAGCAAGAGATCGATTTCATCGTCCAGCACCCAGAGCGGAACAAGCGCCTCTGCGAACTGGCCCTGAATGCGAAAGGCAACACGATGATGTTCTTCAACTTCATCGAGAAGCACGGTCAGATCCTGTATGAGATGTTGAAGCCGCTCTGTGAAGCTGCTGGCAAGCCATTGTATTACATCGCCGGTTCGGTAGATACCGAAGCCCGTGAGATTATCCGAAAGACTCTCGAGACCGAGACGAATGCTATTCTGCTCTGCAGCTACGGCACGGCGTCGACGGGATTGAATTTGAAGCAGGTCCACAATATCATCTTCTGTCACCCGTTTAAGTCGGTCATTCGAATCCTACAGACAATCGGTCGTGGTCTTCGTGCGGTAATTGGGAAACAGTCATGTAAACTCATTGATGTCGCGGACGACCTCTCATATACTACTAGAGGCGGAAATAAGAAGTACAACATCACGCTACTCCATTCTATTCACAGGCTTGAGATCTACCAAAGTGAACGATTCAAATATCGGATTGTCAAATCAGCCGTTGCTGAAGAAATACAGCCAGAGTCGTAAGCCGCGACAACCCGAAGAAACCCCGCAGTCTGAGCCGGTATCAGACAGACCGCTGGTTCGGATGTTGCATCTCTCGAATGGTTGCTTCATCGTCGGCTATGTCGTAACACAGACGCCTGTGTTCATTGGTATCCTCAGGCCCTACGAGATTCACTACAACTATTCACAGAAGCACCACGAGATCATTGGTTACGATCTTGTCCCATACTTAGATCAGCTGAACCTCGGTCACCCACTGGCACAGTCGCCGATCCCATTCTTGACGTCGAACATCATCTCGGTCATGATTCCAGAATACCATGTCATTCGGAACTATGAAAAGATCATTTCGATGAAAGAAATGGCCTTCGTGGCGCCCGACAAGTCGTTCAACGAATATCACGAAAACAACCAGAGAGTCCTAAATTGATAGACCTACCGAAGATCCACTACGTAGACAAGAAGAAACTCTACGACGATCTGTGTGACTGGAAGATTCGAGCAGACGCTGCTCAAGCTGAAGGTCTGCAGAAACCCAAACTACCTGATTCGGTGGGCCGAGTCATCATGGACATGGCCCGCCACATGGGTTCGCGAGGCAACTTCCGAAACTACACGTTCATCGACGAGATGATCTCTGATGGCATCGTGGACGCTGTTCGAGCGACGAATGCCTTCGACCCCAAGCGCCTCGGCAAGGCGGGCGAGGTCAACCCGTTCGGCTTCTTGAGTCTGATCATCTGGCGCAGCTTCACGAGTCGCATCTTGAACGAGCGCAAGAAACAAGCGACCAAGGTTGCGATGATGATCGATCCGACCTACGAGACCTATACGTCGGACGATGGTGAGAACTATGACATCGATCAGTCCGACGTTGGACAATTCTTCTGGGATACCAATTCATGAAAGCAAAAGACAAAGAGTTCGTGTTAGACTGTGTGGACACTGAGGGCTTCGAATATGCCTTTGTGTTCTATTCTGAATTTTCGGAGATTGAAGATGAAACGTTTCAAGAACTACGTGGCCGATTTGTCGACGCACGTAAAGAACTTGCTGAGTATATTGGACTTGAAGAGTGAAGATTGCTTGTATTACTAGGAACGCCAAATGAAAATCGCGTGCATCACGGATATTCATTTTGATGTGAAGAATGGTTCATCGTTCTTCCTCGAGAAGTACGAGACATTCTTCCGTGATACCTTCTTCCCTGAGATAGAACGGCGAGGCATCGACACCGTCTGGATCCTAGGCGACACTTGGGAATACCGGACAAAGATCGGAACACTGGCCTTGAAGAAGGCCATGGACGTCTTGTTCAGGCCACTCTTCCAGAAGGGTATCAAGGTCACGATGATCTATGGCAACCACGACGTTGCGTTCAAGAACACGAACGAAGTCAACAGCGTGGATTTCTTGGCAGAGATGTATCCGAACATTCACGTGGTTCGTGAGAACGAAGTGATCGACTTCGACGGCCTCAAGACTGGCTTTATCAGCTGGATCCACAAGGGCAACCTCGAAGAGTCACTCAAGTGGATCGAGAATGCAGACTGCACCGCGCTCTGTGGACACTTCGAAGTCAACGGCTTCGAGATGCACAAGGGCAGCGTCTGCACAGGCGGCTTTGCACCGAACATGTTCGATCGCTTTGACCTGGTCCTGTCTGGCCATTTCCATACTATATCGTTCGACGGACGCATCAGATATCTCTCGAACTCCTTCCAGACCAACTGGTCCGACTGGGATCTAGACAAGGGCTTCTGGATTCTCGATACCAAGACTCTGCACATGGATCACATCAAGAATCCAGTTGACATCTACCACAAAGTCTATTACAATGAGAACTTCGATGAGACGTACGATTTTCAGCAACATCGAGAGAAAATTGTCAAGGTACTGGTTCCTTCTTACTCAAAGATTAACCAGTCCAAGTTCAACCTATTTCTAGACCAGATGAACAGTGTGACGTTCGCCTGTGATGTCCAAGAGACAGAACTCACGGCGAACTCAGTGATCGATGACAACTATTCACACATGAGCAACCGAGAACTGATCTCGGCCTATATCACAGACGCCGTGACAGATGACACGGTTGACAAGGGCCAGCTCACGGCTATATTCTTGGACATCTATGACGAAGCCACGAACATGGTAGAGACCGAATGATTGTATTCAAAACCGTTCGATGGAAGAACTTCCTGAGCTACGGAAACTCGTGGACCGAACTTGATCTGACGCGTTCACCCTCGACGATGATCTTGGGTAAGAATGGTTCCGGCAAGTCGTCGGTGCTCGAAGTCCTTTGCTATGGACTCTTCGGCAAGCCATATCGAAAGATCAAGAAGGGCGACCTCGTCAACACAAAGAATGGTGGCGGTGCGATCGTCGAGATCACCTTCACGGATGGCCAAGACGATTACTTGATTCGCAGAGCAATCAAGCCCGACGCGTTCGAAGTCTACAAGAACGACGAGCTACAGAACGCTGGCTCGAACAAGGATTACCAGAAGAAGCTCGAGTCGATCATTCGAATGGACTATGCGTCTGCCTGTCAGACAGTGTTCGTCGGCAAGGCCCAGCACACGACATTCATGCAGCTCGAGACCTGGCGCCGCAGAGCCTTTGTCGAGGTCATGTTGAACCTGATTGTGTTCAGCAAGATGAGCAAGATCCATTTCAACCGGAACTCAGAACTCAAGACAAAGATCCAAGAACTCAAGAACGGCGTATCGGTCTTGAAAGAGAAGCTCAAGCTCCGCGAGGCCTACATTCGAGATCTAGAGTCGGCTGACAAATCTGCTCAAGACGCCGAGAGCGACAAGCTCACATCGTTCATCAAGGCCGCTGAGACGGAACTGAACTCATTGTACGAGCAGAAGTACATCCTAGATGATGCTGGTCTCAAGTTCGACAATGTCACGCACCAGCACGCACTCCAAGACCTGAAGGCCAAGGTACAGGTCCTCGCCAAGATCGATGCCAAGATCATGACGCTCGAGGATCGAAAGATGATCCTTGGCTCTGGCGATCACTGCTACACATGTGGTCAGGCAATCGAGCCAGAAGAGAATGCTCGACAGATGGCCGAGACTCTCACCAAGCTCACGCAGCTCGAACAGGCCAAGGTTGATCTGTCCACAGCAATCGCTGAACTCGAAGCTAGCATTGCAGAGTTCGAGACCAAGTTCGAATCATACAACGAGCACACTCGAGCACTTTCAGAGATCAAGAGTAAGATTGAATCACTCGAGGCACATAAGCTCGGCCTCGAAGCAGAACTCTCGCAAGACCGCGTCGGCCATCTCGATAAGATCAAGGATGCCAAGAAGGATCTGGTCAACCTAGAACACTTGCTCACCAAGATGGTCGTGAAGCTCGAACGCGAGGTCAAGTCGTTCGAGTCGCTCCAGATTATTGGCTCTATGCTCTCGGACGCAGGCATCAAGGCGACGATCATCAAGCGATTCATCCCGATCATCAATCAGGCCGTGAACAAGTACCTCAACCACCTGGGTCTGTTCGTGCGGTTTGAATTGGACGAGCAGTTCGAAGAGACGATCATGAGCCGTGGTATCGACAAGCTCAGCTATCACTCATACAGTGAGGGCGAGAAGCTTCGAATGGATATGGCTCTGCTTCTTGCATGGCGCGAGATTGCCCGTCTCCAAGGTAATGTCTCGACCAATCTCTTGATTCTGGACGAAGTCGCTGACTCATCCCTAGATGCGGGTGGTGCGGAGGTCTTGGCAGATCTCTTGACCTCCACGCAAGACCTGAATGTGTTCATCGTGACCCACACCCCAGAGAAGATCCTCGACAAGGTTCGCTCGGTCATCAAGATCGACCGCGAGGGTGGCTTCAGTAAGATCGTCTGATAATGTATACCAATGAACTAGAACCAGCGTCATCCATCCTATAACATAAGTCTGTGAAAATACAACCGGAGTAATTTGATTATGCAGCTTCAAGCCCGTACCGTAGAAATCCTGAAGAACTTTGCCGCCGTCAATCAAGGACTGGTCTTCAAGCAGGGAAACAAACTT